AATATGTGTTATCATTGTCATCAGTTAAATTTAATTTTGTTTTTGTGCCTGGATGCTCTATAACTAATCTTACCTTTTCTCCACCTCTAATTTTTATTTTAGATAAAAGTCCATTTGTATTAACCAACACTAAAGTAACTCTTGACATTGGAGAAGTTACACTTTCACTGTAAGCTATGGAAGATACTGCTGTTGAAAAATCTATAAATTTTTCAGTTCCCTTAACAGGATCTCTAGCTTCTATTAGAAATTCTATAATTTTGTAATCGTAAAATGATGCCATTAACCTAACGAATTATAGTATAACATTTTTATAAGTCTCTTATCCCCCCCACTACCAGTATTTAGAGGCATTGGCATTGGATTTGATACTGGTTGAGATTGTTTTGGTAAACTCATTGGCATTGGAACATTTATGACTTCTGGTGGGAGAGAATTCATAGCTGATTGATAAATTTTTGATTTAGATAAAACTTTATTGATAACTTCTGGTGGAATATTTTGAAGAGGATCCCCACCACTTTTTATATGTTGGTTGTGTATTGGAAGAACCAGTTCCATACCATGTAGTATGGCTGGATATCCTTTGTCAGATCCAGAAAAAACCTTTCCTGTATTTGCACCTTCAACCTTGCTATCATGTTCTTTAGCTTGTTTTTTGGAAAGTGGTTCTGTAATTCTATTTTTTCCAGTTCCAGCTTGTTTAGGATCTACTTTGGTTCCATCTTTTATGATGGCAAAGTGAAGGTGAGTATTTTGCCCATCATCATATAAATTACCAACCTGTTGACCACCATAAACTACTGTGCCACCTTCCACACTAGGAGTTATATGATAGTAGAGAGTTTGTAATCCACCACCATGATCCAGTTGAACATATCCATTATATCCAGCATAAGATACTGCAACAACTCTACCAGTTTTATATGCAACAACTGGAGCCAATAGATCACCTTCAAATTTAACCATATCCAAACCTTGATGAGATCTACTTCCACCATCTCTAGATGCTCCAAACTGCTGTCCAGGTTGAGTTCCTTCTTGTCCACCTGGGAGTGGGAAGAAAGTTTCTCCAGAGATTGGACCCTCATATCCTCCACCTTTAGAAACATCAACAGCTCCTGGATACTCTTCTTTCTCTAGTCCAGGAAGAGTTTTCTTTGTATACTTATTAGCAAATTCTTCAAATTTTTTAATACCAAAACTGTAACTATCTAAAGTTTTTGAAAAAGTTAAATTACTCTTTGTTGCTGATAGTGCTTTCTCCTTTTCTGTTTGTTCTTTTAACTTTGAATTCCTTTCTATTTCAGCATCACTATGTCCTATCAAATCTCTGGTAAGATTGACTAAATCTAAAGCAAAAGATCCTATTGATGCTAAACCTGCTAAAGGAAGTCCAATTCCAGTAGCAGCAGATGCTGCTGCAAACGCATCTAAACTAGCAGCAGTTCCAGAAATTGCAGCACCAGTAACATCACCCTCAGAAGCTCTAATTGCAGCATCAGCAGCACCAACAACTGCACCTAATCCAGGAACAATTGATCCACCAAATCTACCAAATGCTCTTGCTACTCTTCCTCCAGAGACTGCATTTCCTGCAGTAGATGTTGCTCTAGTTGCTGTAGATCCCCCCTGCTTAGATCTTCTTAAAGCATCCTTACCAAATCTGTTCTTAAAAGCTCTGTCACCATATCTTTGTCTGTACCTGTTTTGAGTTCCAGTGGTTACTCTTCTTCCAGTTACATCAAATCCTCTTCTTGGTTTTGGACCTCTATTGAACATACCTTCAACAGCTCCCAACCCAAGACCAAGTAATCCTGGTGCCATCAAAGCACCAGCAGCAATTAAACCTGGGGATAATGCTCCTAAAATATCTCCATCCAATAATTTATCAAAGGCATTTATTGCAGCAAGAGCTGATATTCCAAGTAAAGGATCTCCCTGCTTAGAAAAAAACTTTCCCCTAAACTTTGGAACCTTTAATTCATCTTTTCTTGGTTTTGTTTTTAACTTCTTGGCATATCTAGCATCCTTTTCTTTTTGTATAGCATCCAGTCTTCTCTTGTACCTATTTAAAACTGTTAGTTGAGTTCTCTTCTGATACAACCCTTTCTCAAAAGTGTTTCTTAATTTATCAGTAGATTTTTTTGCCCTAGTAGATGCCTTTACTAAGTTTCCTAATTTAGAAACTCTAGCAACAACTCTAGGTTGTGCCTGTGGTTTTGGTGAACTTAATAACTTTTGACTATCCATATATTAACCTAGTTCTATGATATTCATTTGAGTTCTGTACAACATTCCAAGAACATCATTAGCATTATCAGGATCTATGTATTCTTCATTTAAACCACCTTCAATGTTAGTACCACCAACACCATCATGTTCTGTTGGTGTTGGTATCATGTTCACCAGCACACCTCTTGATGGAGTGCTTGCAGATATTTCAACACTTCTCTGTTTGGATATTGAAGCCACACCACCTCTAGACTTACTTTGTAATGTAGGTCCATAGGTCTTAATAAAATCAGCAACAAATTGTCTATATGCTCCAGGATCATTTCCATCAGATGCTGGAGCATATGAATTTACAATAGCAGCAAAAGCTTCATTGGGATCATCAAAGGCATCTAAGTTTGTATATCCACTATGACTTTTATCCCATAACTGCACAAAGCGTTTAGTGGCATCTGCTCTAGTGTCAAAATTAAGAAATCCCTTGTTGTCCATATTTTGTCCAGCAGTTCCTTTCATATTGAATGGATTGTTTCCATACTCTTTTTTACCATAACTAGTTTCCAATGAAGCAATAGCAGCAGCAAGGATTGGGTGTTTAGCACCAGCTGCTTCAGCTTGACCATAAATTTCTTTTACAAATTTATCCATACCAGCATCTGTTTGGAATTCCTGTCCTGTCATTTTTGGATCTCCACCACCAGGATTACCTGTGGTATTTTTATCAGGACTGGCACTACCAGTACCCCCTCCTCCACCAGAACCTACAAATTGTTTGTTCCCTAACAATACATCTAAAGTTTTTGAGAATTGCTCATTCAATTGTTGGAATCTCTCTAAATCCTTATCAGTTATTGCAGCATATCCCCCAGCAGCAAGTGCCTTTTCCTGTGCCTCTAGTTCATCTAAAGCATCACCACTAGATTCACCATCTTTTCTATTCATGTAAGCACTACCTAATGATAATGCTGCTGTTCCAAGAGTTGCCATGGCAGCAAACTTTCCAAGTCCACCCATCCTAGGAACTCTCCCCCCTCTAGGACCCCTCATTCTGGGTCCACCAAACATCCTTCTACCAGCAGACCTACCAAGTCCTTTAAACATGGATTTAATCACCTGTCCAGCAATCAACATTCCAATCTGAGGTAAAAACGTTATTCCAATACCTAACATGGATTGGAATATTTTTCCAATGTCACCATTTATTATTGCATCCAACAAATTAAAACTTGCTAATGCTCTTATTCCACCACCAATTCCAGAGAAAAATCCACCAACAAATGGTTTAATTATTTCCTTTAAACTTCTCTTATTATCACCAAGATCTTTTTTAACTATTCTTCTTTCTCTATTAGCAGCTCTCTTTCTATACTCTTCTATTTCTTTCTTGTTTTTTACTTTTGTTTGAGCGTAGTCTTCTTTAATAATTTCTGTTATTCTATCTAAATTATTATTGACATACTCCAAATCTAAAGTGAGCCTACCCAATGAGGCTATCATTGCTTTAGGAGCTGCTGCTTGAGTAGACTCCTCTGCAGGTGCTGCAGAAATTTTATCTGCAATTTCTTTTGGTACAGATCTCTTGGGAATAATCCCACCCATCCTGGTGGTTTTTACAGAAATTCTTTTGCCAGGTCTAAGTGTTGAAGAACTAGATACAAAACTTTTTGCTGCTTCTTTTTTTGCCTGCTGTTCTTGTTGCTTTTTTCTTTTCTCTGCTAATTGTTTCCACTGACTATTCAGAGCTGCCTGCTCTATCTTATCATTTACTTCTTCTCTAAATGGCCCTTCCAAATACTCTTCAACAATCCAATTCTGATAATCATAGAGAGCATTTGGATTTCCTTGATCCATTTGAGGATAACCTCTAGGATCTTTTTTCATATTAGCAATGATCTTATCTGCTTCTGCAGATGTTACTTTGACCATTGAAAAATATGAGGTGCCACCTGCATCAGTGCCACCAGTCAATTTAGCCTTGAACCTATCCCAAAAGGCTGCACTAAGATTCTGACCACCTCCTTTGTACCAAGGTTGTTGTGGATCTAATGTGCCCTTTGGTGGTTCAGTACGATTCATTTATTTGCCTTGGCTTGTTTTTCTTCCTCTTCTTGAATGTAATTCTCTAATAGAGATAGATAGATTTCTCTTTCCCAAGGAATCATATTTTCTATCTCTGTTAAAGAATATTTATGATGCTGTATTAAAGCAAAGTTTATTCTATAGTAAGATTCAAGACTTTCATGACCAAGGACTAACCGAAAAAACTTGATAGACCTTCTAGAACAACTTCATTCTCAACTCCAGTATTTGGATTGGTGACTTTCATAGTATGTGAAAGTTTAGGCATAGTATTAAAGAAGTTTTCAATTGACTTAAACTGAGTTGAATCAAATGACTCTAACCAAGAGACTAACTCCTTTTTAGTAACATCACTTGCAGACCAAGACTCATCTTTTGTGTATACCATATCAATACAAGAGGCAACAATCTCAAATGATTTATTAATTGTCTCTTTACTATCATTGGTATCAAAGTTAAAATTATTATCAATGAATTCTTGAAGTGATGGATACTTCATTTTCAACATGACCTTATCATCAATTTTAATTTCAGAAGTATGACCTTCAGGGAAATTAACTTGAATGTCTCTAATATCTACAGAACACTCCACTTGAGTCTGAGAATCATCAGGACATGTAACTATCAATTCAACAGATTCACCAACAGATTTTGCTCTGATATTGAGGAACAAATATTCAATATCAAAACTTGGAAGTGTTTCAATCTTAATACCTCTAGTTATGATACAATCTTTGAGAACAGTTTTAACTGCTTTTGTTATCTCATCAGGTTGACCACTATCCATTGCAAGTATTAGAATCTTCTCCTCCTTAACGAGAAAAGGTCTATAAGTAACTTTCTTTTTATTTGATGGTAAAATCAACTCATAATGCGGAGTTGCAATCTTTGGTAAAGGCATAATGTCCTATAGATATTTCAGTACAATTATTTATTGGGGTTCACCTTAGATTTGCTGAAAGGATTAGTCTCCTGACATTGGATCTATTTGGTGGAGCATAGTGTGGTAGCATAGATGGAAACAAAATTAAAGTGCCCTCTTCTACGTCTTCAGGTTCCCACTCTAACAAGGTAGAATTTTTCAAATCCATAAATGGTGCCACAAAATTTGTAGGTCTATGGTGATTTGGATCATACTCCACGTAACAAACCATACTTAAAGCACCTATCCCATGATTATGTACACCATGAAAGTGTGAGTTATCGTAAGATTGAAACCAAGTATCAGCAATTACTGGTGGATGTCTGAAGTAATCAAGTTCTTTTACTCCAGCTTGAATATCCTTATCCAAAATAGATTGAATCCATATGGCATATCTACATGCCTCTTGTTTAAAATCTGTATTTTGATCACCCTCAACCATGTTTGGTAGGGCAAATGTCTTGTATGTTTCTAGAAGTTGTTCTTTCTTTTTTTCCCAATCTGGAAGTTTTGTTTGATAAAATGGAATAGCAAAGTCTTCAATAATATTTTTCATAGTTTATTTTTGATCAAGGTTTAGTCCTTTATATACATCTTGATTTATGATTTGCTGAGCAGTTTCTGATCTAAACTGACTACCAGATTTTCCAGATGCTCTAATTGATTTTTGGAATGCTTCTCTTCGAAGTTCTGCCAATTCATTTGGAGTATTTCCTAGGAAGTTTGGTATATCTCCTGGGTCTCCTTGATCTACTGGTTGTTGTGCAGATCCTCCAGGTGTATTTGGAATCACATTCTCAATAGGTCTTTGATTGGTTTCAAAATGGTAAACATCATACTGAAAAGTAACTGTTGTTTTTAATATAGTAGCACCTTCATAAGAAACTGGAACTGAGATTAAGTTACTTGGGAATGCTTTCCTTAAAGTGTACTTTAGCACGCTTCCAGGTCTATGTCCACCATTATCAGGACTTAATCTCCTTGATGGTGGAAGAAAATCCCTTTCATATTTTGCAATTGTTACTTCACCCTTGTATTGATTTGGATACTTATGCTGAACATAAGAATCTTGTGTTTCTCCCATATTATTGGATGCAGTATTCATCCAACACTCAAAAAATCTTAATACTTTATAGTCTTTATCTATATAAAAACTTACATCAACTGGTGGATATACTCTTCTACCTGGATAGTACTCTGTCCTACCCTGTCTCTGTCCATAAACACTGCCAAGTTCATATGAAGTTCCTGGTAAAGCAGCTTCATATGCCATAAAATGAATTTCATCAAAATCTACTGCTTCATATCTCCAATCAAATACACCATCTATCGCAGCAGTGTTTACAAAGACATCAAAAGTATTTGATAAAGATGGTTTAAATCTAGATATTAACTCATTAGTTGAATATCTGTATCTTGTGAATGGTCTTACTGCCATCTAAATAATTGAAGTGTTCCTATACTATGTATGAGCTATAAAGGAAGATTCAAACCTTCTTTCCCTGAAAAATATATTGGCGATCCAAATAATGTGATCTACAGATCACTTTGGGAATTAAAATTTATGAATTACTGTGATAGAAATGAGAATATATTAAAGTGGTCCAGTGAAGAAATATGGATCCCATACATTTCTCCTCTAGATAATAGAAGACACAAATACTTTCCAGACTTTTACATTAAATATGTAAATAAAAATAAAGTAACTAAGGAAAGTCTTATTGAAATCAAACCAAAGAGACAAGTTAATGGACCTAAGACTGGAAAAAGAATTACTAAAAAACAACTTGTTGAAGTGAAAGAGTATGCAAAAAATCAAGCTAAGTGGGAAGCAGCAAAAGAGTTTTGTGAAGATAGGAGATGGGAATTTCAAATACTGACGGAGGATAACCTTGGCGTATAAAACTATCTTTGAGCAACTCAGAGAATATGCACCATCAAATCCAACAAGAGAATGGTATAGGAATGAGGTATTTTCATCTCAAGCTATACAATATGAAAATGATCCTACAGCACTGATTAGACAAGAGCAGTCTGATGATAATGATCAAGTTCTCACTAGAGATTCTAATTTAATGAGAACTTTTCCTAAGATTTTTAACTTAGTATTCTTTCAATATAAAGCAAAGTATAGAGAAGAACTTCCTTACTATGATAAGTATCCACTAGCATTTGTCCTGGATGTTAGTCCAGGATCTTTCTTTGCGGTCAACCTACATTACTATAAACCTTCGCAAAGAATAGGAATAGTTCAAAGTTTAGCAGAAAATAAGATTCCAAGGTTTGATACGGGAGCACATAAATATTTACTATCAGAGGTAAGAACACCTTATTTGCATCTTGCTGAACAAGAATGGGAGTCCATATGCATTTTGCCTATAGAAGAATTTGTAATGAATATAAGTGGAACAGAAATACCAATTCCATCAAATAAAGTCTGGAGATAATTAAATGCCATTACCACTAGGATGGAACGATTTAAGAGTAGTAACTTCTGGGGGACCAAATCCTCCTGGAACTCTATTGGATTATGGTTATGAGGCAAAGGTAACAATACCCAATAGTACAGCACCTGGAAGTGGAAACAACAAAGTTAATACTGGCGGAACTTATATTGTTAAATTTAATCAAACTACTGGACAAAGACAAATTTATTCAGAGGGTCTTTTTGGAACTAGAGACTTTATAATGTCAATTAATGCAGATGGTTCCCCACTAATTGGAGAACCAGCAGGTTTTACCGGAAATAATGTTTACCAAAATATTGCTGCACAAAAATATGGTGCTATAAAGTTAAAAAATATAGTAGAAAAATCAAACTCAATGGTAGATGCACTGATTGCATCTGAAGATCCTGCAGGTTTAACTGCAGATCAGAAAAAGAGATTGCTAGGAACTGAGGAATACTCACCACAATCTAATGTAGATTCACCACCAGTAGAACCAGGAGCAGGAGCAGAAGATAAAGCAGGTCCAGAAAATCAATCTAATGAAAAGAATACTAATGCCCCTGTAGCACCTTTTGGAAATGTAAGTAGTTTCAATACTACAACAAAATATTCTGATGGAGTAGTTAAATATCCAGAAGATGCGAATTTACAACAGGGTCTGATGTACATCACCATCTACAATTATGTTGTCCCAGATGTATTTGCAGATGGAATTGGTAAAGGAAACCCTAGCATTTTAAGTGGGGCAAATATTTCAAAAAGAACTCTTAAAGAAAATAAAGGTGTAATAATTTTACCTATGCCACCAAATTTAGTAGAGGCAAATCAAACTAATTGGGGTGAGGATTCAATGAGCAATCTTTCTGCAGGTTTAATGAATCCAGCAATGGGAGCTGTGACGACTATGGCAAAGGGGGATTTGTTTGGAGCAGCAAGAATATCTGTAAACACTGCTAAAGATATTTTTGGTGGTGATACCTCTGCCAAAAGGCAAATACAACAAATGTTAACTCTAGGAGCTGCTGCTGGAGTAATTAAAAAACTAGGAATTGAAATTAATGCAGAAGCTTTCAGAGCAAGAGCTACTGGAACTGTAATCAATCCTAATCTTGAACTGTTATTTAATGGACCAAAATTGAGAACATTTCAGTTTACATATAGACTAACTCCAAGAAGCACTGGTGAAGCAAAAAATATAAGAAAGATAATAAAACTGCTGAAGAAATCTATGGCACCAAAGAGATCAGATAAGAGTAATGATCTTTTCTTCTTAGGTGCACCAGATATTTTTAGAATAGATTTTAAACACAAAAATGCTACAAATACAAAGCTTCCTTCATTGAAGACATGTGCTCTAACAAACTTTTCTGCCAACTACACAGGAGATGGATATTACTCAGAATTTTATGATGGTCAACCAACTGTTATAGATATTAATATGACCTTTACTGAGCTTACTCCAATCTACAATGATCATTATGATATGGGAGATGATGGAGTTGGATTCTCAGGGGATTTAGATGATCTAGAAAATCCATTAGCAGAAATTCCAACTGATAGCAGTAAGAAGAAAAAGGCATCATCAAATCCACCACCCCCACCAACACCT